AGACAAATATGTTGGCAGGTGTTTGGACGTGGGTTCGACTCCCACCGGCTCCATTGATATTTTGCATTCTTTCGCAAACCTTTCTAAAACGTTGTTAAATCAACGTTTTTATTTTTATCTTTTTTATTGTTTAGCATTCTTTTTCAAAAAAAGGATACAACAAAGGATACAACATTTTGCTGTATCCTAAAAATCAATATAATTCGCAAAGCGCTCTCCGATGTCGTCCTTGGCTTGCTTGGTTATGTGTGTGTATACGTTCATAGTCGTTTTAAGGTCTGAGTGGCCGAGCCGATGTTGAACTTGCTTCAAGGTCATCCCTGCATCGAAGCAAAGACTGGCATGCGTGTGCCTGAATCCGTGGATTTTAATCGGTCGTAGGTCGCTATCTTTCAGAATGCTAAGTAACCATTTTCTTGGTAGGCTAGCAGGCATCGGCTTTCCAAACTCAGTTTCGAAAATATATCTTGTATCTGGATTGTGTTCTCTCCATTCTTGCAAGATATTTTTTGTTTTTTCGTCTAGACTGATCAGTCGCTTACTGCTTACTGTTTTTGTACGACCTATTTTCTCGCCCTCAAATCCTCGTGTAATGGCTTTATTTATGCTCAGAGTGTTATCGGTCCAGTCATCCCATTCAAGGGCTAAAATCTCCCCTTTACGGGCTCCAGTGAAGGCTAAAATACGAAAGAGGACTATCTTTTCCAAATCCTCGGTCTGCGCGACCAATTTTAAGAAAGTTTGAAGCTCGTCTTTGTTGTAGAAGTCGCTCTTTTCGTCTGATTTCTTTCGGATAGTCGTAACCACGCTATCAACCGGATTTGTATCTAGATATTCATGCCTAATCGCATACTTAAAGAGATTGTTCATAAGGCCCTTTAGCTTTCGTCCGTATACTAACTTTCTAGACCATTCATTGACTTGTTCTTGCATCTGGAGAGGACTGATAGAAGCTATCTTCTTATCTCCCAAAACCGGGAATATATGGTTTTCGAAATTCCTTGAAGTCTTTAGATAGGTGCTTTCTTGCACGGTCTCTTTGTATTCTTCAAGCCATTTCTCAGCTATTTCTCTGACTGTTATATTCTTCTTGATTTGCTCAACGTTTTCTAAATCGCTTTGCAGTTGGAGAAGTGCTGCACGAGCTTTCGCCTTGGTTTCAAATCCTTTTTTTCTGGCATATTTACTCTTACCGTCCTTTTTGCCAAGATAAACCGTAAAACCGTAAGCTGTATCTCCGTTTTTCTTTTTGTAAGACTTGATTTCCATTGATTTTTACCTCATTTCTTGATAAAATGAGTATAAGAAAACGACCCTTTGAATGGTTATTTCTTATACACGATTTCCCCACACTCAGAAGTTGGCCGACCGAGAGTGTGGGGATTTTTTTAATTAAACCATAATTTTTCCGTTTGCATCAGGTGTCTTAAACAAAGCCAGAACTCCTTGGAAGAATCCAAGAATGATAGAAATACCAGTTACGAATAGAAGCAAGTAAAAAATCCCTTTACTATTATATCCAGCATAAAAATGGTGAGCGCCAAATCCACCGAAGAATATAGCCAATAATACATACACCCATTTATTTACATAATGCAGACCTACTGCAGTCGTTTGCGTATTTACCACTTGAGATTGATTTTGGATAGCGTTGTTTTCGTTGACGATATTGATGTTGATTTTATCATCTTTCTTCTGTTCTGTTTTAATAACGATTATTTCATCGTCAACTTTGTGGATTTCAACCTCATCCCCTAATTGCGGAACAAAGTTTAACTCAGATGGATTTACTTTGATGTATTCTTCATTATGTGCGATTGTAACTTCTGCGCCAGTTACTTTAACGATTTTAGCCATTATTTTATATTCCTTTCTTAATTCTGCTAAATTTTTTAAACCTTATAAATATCTACGACTGTATTTTAAGTAATTTCTTGTAATTCTCTTTGAAATTGTTGCAAAGTCATAATGGTCCATCCCTCGTCTTTTTTGTATCCTTGAACGATATTGAGAGCATAATATTCTTGACAATTACAATTATACATTAGAAAGTTCATCAAACGATTATGCAATGCAGGCTTTGACATTTGACTACGTTCAATAAGTTGTTTGAATGTCAAGCCAGATTTTATGTACTCAAGTAACTTATAATCATTGAGAAACAAAATTGATGCAATGGTATTTGCTTCGTCCTCTAATGGGACAATCTCAGTTGGATAGGAATCGCTATAGTTTGACGAAGTCTTAGAAACTAGAACTTTATCATAAACAGAATTAATAAGATGATAGTATATATGGACTAATTCGTGAAGGATTGTAAACATAACCCTACCCTTAATCACATCTTGGTTGATGTAAACAACAAAACGATTCTTTTGAAAATCAGGAATCGTCATTCCAGAACAAACATTACAAAAGCTGAAATCAACCAACAAGAGAGAATTATTTGAAGTTAAATTATACTTAAGTTCTTGTTTTTTATTTGGAAACCAATTGTACATTAAATCCGCTTCAAAATAGACAAATAAAATATTAAACTTAGTTTCAAAGAATTCAATAATTAGGTCGAAAGTTATTTGAGAAATATGGATACTGAAATGGTCAGATATATCCATAAGTAGTTGATTTGCATTTCTGTGATATTGTAAGTAAGTTTCTTTTGATGGTCTTGTAAATCGTTTCAAATAATCACCTACTTCCAGAAAGAATCATCTTTGACAAGATCACGAGCATTTTTCATCATGTTAATGAGAGCTATGTTAAAGCGCTCTTTTTCATCATCTGACATATCCTCAGTTTCTTTTCTAAACGTTATTAGAGCTTGAAGTTCTTGAGTGTTCATCAAATTGTCATTCGGTGAGTAAGGATTTTTCGTCCTACCCAATAAATAATCGACTGATACGTTAAAGTAATCAGCAACTTTTTCAATTTTATCGCCACTAGGAGTTGAAGTATCCCATTTCCTGAGACTGCCATTGCTGAAGTCTAAATTCCTCTCCAATTCGGCAAGAGTAACTTTTCTTTCGTTAGCTAACGAACGTATTCTATCTAAAATAGTCATGTGTAAAAACCTCCAAAAATAAGGCTTTACAAAATAATGTAAAATTTTCTATCAAAACTGTTGACAAATAGAAAATTTTCCGTTATACTTATTTTGTAAGCTAGTTGACCAGCTAACATAAATACAAATAAAATAATCCGCCAAGATTTTTGTTATATCTGTTTTTATGATATAGCTGTATTTCTTATACCCTAATAATAGACTATTTTCTATTAAAAGTCAACAAATAACGCTTATTTTCTTATAAAATTTTCTAACGAAAGGAGGTACTATAAGTGATTTATGACAAAATAAAGGAAATTGCTTCAGAGAAAGGGATTTCGATTTATAAAATTGAGAAAGATCTCGATTTAGGCAACGGAGCAATTAGCAAATGGAACATCAGTTCGCCATCTGCCATTACTCTAAAATCAATTGCAAATTATTTAAATGTTCGTCTTGAACAGTTATTGGAGGAATAACATGGAATTAACTATTATTAACGAGCAGGAAGTTCTCGGTAAACACTTCACGGTGTACGGCACAGCAGATGAACCATTGTTTGTCGCAAAAGATGTAGCTGAATGGATTGAGCATAGCAATCCTACGGAAATGTTAAAGTCAGTAGATGATGATGAAAAGCTGACCTCAACAATCCTTAGGGCAGGTCAAAATAGAGAAGTATGGTTCTTGACAGAGAACGGTCTCTATGAAGTTCTTATGCAATCACGTAAGCCATTGGCGAAAGAGTTCAAGAAAAAAGTAAAAGAAATCTTAAAATCAATTCGTAAGCATGGTTTGTACGCTATTGATGATCTGCTGGAGAATCCAGACATGGCAATTGCAGCGCTTCAGAAGCTAAAAGAAGAACGACAGCTACGTTTGAAAGCGCAGGAGGAAGTAGCACAAAAGAATCAAATTATCCAAGAGCTACAACCCAAAGCAACATACTACGACTTGGTCTTGCAAAATAAAACACTTGTACCGATTTCAGTAATTGCTAAAGATTACGGGATGAGCGCTACAAAGTTGAATAAAATCTTGCACGAACTTAAAGTACAGTACAAGCAAGGTAGCACTTGGCTTTTATATCAGAAGTACGCTAGCAAAGGTTATACTCAATCAAAAACTCACACAATCGATGCTGATTATAGCAAGATGCATACTTACTGGACTCAAAAAGGACGTTTGTTCCTTTACGATTTACTCAAAAACAAAAAAGGGATTTTGCCATTGATTGAGCAACAAGGTGTAGCTTAATTCAAAAAAGCACCTAACAAAGTCAGGTGCTCAACAAAAATTACTAGCTAAATTATATCACAGAAAGAGAGGAAATAGCAAATGGCTTTGGAATTATTTGGTGAAGATTTCAAAAATGAACTATTTCAAGACCTTGTGAAACTCAACATCGAAGCGTTGAAAGAAGCTAAAAGACAAGTCTCAAGGCAGATTAGCATGGTCCCAATAAAGGAAGTCATGCAAGCTACTGGATGGGGCAGAAAGCGCATCGAGGATTTTCGAGATCAAGGCAAGTTCAGCTATCAACAAAATGTAAAGGGTGGCAAGTGTCTGTACGATTTGAACGATGTACTACGATTTCAAAGTCAGTTAGCAAAGAGAGGATAGTATGAACTTACTAGCAAGAATTAAAAAAATATTTTCAGAAGAGATCGAAGAAACCAATCTTGACTGGAGAGTAGTCGCTTTAGACCTCAACCAATCGCTGATTGAGACACAAGAAAAACTTCAAGAAGCGAATCAAGAAATCGCAGACTTGAAGAAAACAGTTGAAATTTTAAAGGAGAAACAGAATGTTTGAACCGTCTTTAACAAGCCAATTATTGGGAATTGGCGCACTACTAATCGGATTTCTCGGAGCAGGAATCCACACATACAACATCGACTTGAAGAAAGCCGAAGAAAAGAAAATGCAACTGCAGCATGATGCAGACATCATCCGAGCAAGTCAAGAGGCCTTTGCAAAAGGTCGTGAAGCCGAACGCGAAGCAATTCGTGAGAATATCCGTAGACCATTTGCGGGTTTCACTTTTGACAACGAGCGACCAGAGGGTTTGAAGCCTGAGTTGGTCGGCTTGCCAGCGCCGAAATAGAAAAGGAGTAACAAATGGTAACAATTAACAAACTAGAAATCGAAAACGTCAAGCGCGTTAAAGCGGTCAAATTAGAGCCGTCAGCGACTGGCTTGACAATCGTGGGTGGAAATAACAACCAAGGCAAGACAAGCGTACTAGATGCGATTGCATGGGCGCTAGGTGGCAACAAGTACAAACCTAGCCAAGCTCAGAGAGAAGGCAGTACAATCCCTCCTAGTCTTAAAATCACGCTATCAAACGGCTTGATTGTGGAGCGTAGTGGTAAGAACAGCACTCTCAAAGTGATTGACCCGAGTGGCAACAAGGCCGGTCAAAATTTGCTGGATAGCTTCGTGGAAGAGCTGGCTATCAACTTACCAAAATTCATGGAGCAGACCAGCAAAGAAAAAGCGAAGACATTGCTACAAATCATCGGAGTTGGTCCGCAATTGGCTGAACTGGAAATGCAGGAGAAAGCCAAATATGATGAACGTCACGCAATCGGTGTGATTGCTGATCAAAAGGAGAAATTTGCTAAAGAACAGCCTTATTATCCAGAGGCACCGAAAGAGCTGGTCTCTATCGCTGAACTTATCCAGCAACAACAAGCTATCCTTGCCAAGAATGGCGAGAATGCTCGTAAGAGACAGAACTTGGTATCTATCAAAAATCAACACGACTCAGCAGCTGCAGAGGTTGAACGATTGGAGCAATTGCTAGCCGATGCCAAAGAAAAAGAAAGTCAGTTAGCTCAAGACTTGGCTATCGCAAATACCGATGCCATGGATCTTCTCGATGAATCAACTGAGGAAATCGAAAACAACATCGCAGAGATTGACGAAATCAATCGTAAAGTGCGTGCCAATCTGGACAAGGATAAGGCCGAAGAAGATGCTAAGGATTATCGCGAGCAATACAAGGAACTTGATAATGTGATTGATGATATCCGTAAGCAGAAGACAAACTTGCTCACAAACGCAGACTTACCTCTGCCGGGCTTATCCGTGGATGATGGCGAATTGCTCTATCTTGGTCAACGTTGGGATAACATGTCTGGTAGCCAGCAATTACAAGTAGCGACTGCAATTGTGCGAAAATTGAAACCAGAATGTGGATTCGTACTCATTGACAAGCTGGAGCAAATGGATCAGCAGACTTTGCAAGAATTTGGAGCATGGCTTGAACAAGAAGGTTTGCAAGCTATCGCTACAAGAGTTTCAACAGGAGACGAATGTAGCATCCTGATTGAAGACGGGTATAGCGTGAAGCTAGAGGTGACACAAACGCCAAAAACATGGCAAGGTGGATTTTAAAAATTAAAGGAGAACAATCATGAAACAGCAAAAAACTTTTATCGTGTTACGTGACAAAAAAACAGGATATTTTTTATCAGATTATAAAAATCGGACAGGTCGTCTAGCTTATGAAGCAAGCTGGGTAGAATGTGTAAACGATGCTTTGATTATTCCAGAAGATCGCTTGATTAAAGAAGAAAATATTTACAAAGGAATGGCTCGTATTTTTGAAGCTGAGTTAATTCGTGTAAAAGCTGAATTCTTAATTGAAACATTAGACGGAAAAGAACCTAACGAACCGCTTCAGAATGTTGATGATATCAATAAAGAAAAGTTTTTACGCTCACTGGTAGAAGGAATTTTTGGAGGTGAATAATGCAAATTACTAGAGGAAAACGGGCGCGAGCTCAAAAGGTAGTTATCTACGGTCCCGAAGGGATTGGCAAGTCAACGTTTGCAGCTGAATTCCCAAATGCTGTCTTCATCGATACGGAAGGGTCAACCGATAATATGGATGTGGCTCGGTTAGATAAGCCGACCAGCTGGACCATGCTCATCAATGAGATTGCTTTTATCAAAGCGAATCCTACAGAATGCGGGACACTCGTCATCGACACAATCGACTGGGCGGAAGCTTTGGCAGTTAATTACATCTGTTCGCAACATGGTAAGCAAGGGATTGAAGATTTTGGCTGGGGCAAGGGGTACACATTTGTACAAGAAGAAATGGGACGTTTCTTAAATAGCCTGTCTGACTTGGTAGATATGGGCATCAACGTGGTATTGACTGCGCACGCTCAAATCAAGAAATTTGAACAACCGGACGAGATGGGTTCTTACGATCGGTACGAGCTGAAGCTTGGTAAGAAGACGAGTTCTCAAACTGCACCGCTCGTAAAAGAATGGGCAGACATGGTTCTGTTTGCCAATTACAAGACCTTAGTCATGATGGCCGATAACGGCAAGAAGAAAGCGCAGGGCGGTGAGCGTGTCATGTATACCAATCATCGACCGGCTTGGGATGCTAAGAATCGACATGGTTTACCCGATGAATTACTGTTCCATTATGCAGGGATTGCTCATATCTTTGCGAGTCAGCAAGTGCATACACAACAGCCACAACCACAGACAGTCGCTCCAGCACCTCAGCAGACAACGCAACAAGCCCCTGAGCAAGTTCAAGAAGAATTGCCTCTCGATATGTCGCAGGTAGCTGAAAAATCTCAAAATGAAGCTCCTAGTGAGTCACAGACAATGCCTCCGCAATATCATGCAAGTTTGCCAAAGAGTTTGACAGACCTCATGTCTCAGGACACCGTGACAGAAGAAGAACTTCAAAAAGTCGCATACATCCGCGGACACTTCCCGCTAGGAACGCCGATTGAAAACTTCCCACCTGATTATTGGGATATGATTGTCTCTCACTGGCAGGCTACAATGAAAGTTATTCAAAATCAAGTACGAGCAGACCCTGAACTGCCCTTCACGATGTAGATTCTGGGAATTAGAAATCATAGCAAAATACAACAAGGAGTATCTATGAAAGATAAAACTATTAAAATCGATTTGTCGAAAGCATCGCAAATTATTTAAAAAATGAACTTGCTAGCAACAAAAAAATTACTATTTTAGCTTAAAGGAGAAATCAACATGACACAACAACAATACAACAACTTTGATCACGAAATTGGTTGGGAAGACACAATCGAAAAAGACTCGGACCGTGTCCTATTGCCTGATGGATTGTACTATTTTACAGTCGTTGGCATGGAACGTACACGCCACACGCCGAATCCGCAAAATCCAGGGAAACTACCAGCGTGTAATAAGGCTATCGTCAGTCTCAAAATCGTGGCAAACGAAGGTGAAACAGAACTGCGCCACAATCTATTCTTACATAGCTCAACCGAAGGAATGCTATCTGCTTTCTTTGCTGCAATCGGCCAAAAGAAAAAGGGCGAACCGCTTCGCATGAACTGGAATACCATCATCGGTGCAACTGGAGTATGTAAAGTCGGAACCCGACAATACAATAACAACAATTACAACGAAGTCAAATCCATGCTCTACCCTGAAGACGTGGATTATACAAAAGTGTTGAACCAACAACCAGGACAAGTTACACAAGCAAGCTACCAACAACCACAACCGCAGAACTTTGGACAACAACCGCAAGGACAAGCTGGATACCAAGCTGGGAAATTCTAGGAGGTAAGGGATGCAATTAAGACCTTATCAACAGGAAGCACGAGAAGCTGTTCAAGCTGAATGGGCTAAAGGTCGCAAGCGCACGCTCTTAGTATTACCAACAGGATGCGGGAAGACAATCGTCTTTTCTAAAATCATTGAAGACCAAGTGAAAGAGGGCAAGCGTGTGCTTGTCCTTGCTCATAGGTCAGAGCTTTTAGAGCAGGCTAGCGATAAGCTAAAGACTGCGACCGGGCTTGGCACAGCACTAGAGAAAGCTGAGAATACCTCTATCGGTTCTTGGTATCGGGTTGTAGTAGGATCAGTCCAGACCATGCAGAGAGAGAAACGACTTAGTCAATTTCCTCCCGATTGGTTCGATACAATTGTAGTCGACGAAGCCCATCACGCCATTTCAGATGGATATCAGCGTGTTCTTGGCTATTTTGAACAGTCAAATGTACTAGGAGTAACTGCTACACCAGACCGTGGAGATATGAAGAACCTCGGCTCTTACTTCGACAGCTTAGCTTATGAGTATTCGCTGGTTCAAGCTATCCAAGAGGGATACTTATCTAAAATCAAAGCCCTGACAATTCCGCTAAGTTTGGATTTATCAAATGTCAGCATGTCAGCTGGCGATTTCAAAGCGAGTGATGTCGGAACGGCACTGGACCCATACTTGGAACAGATAGCGGATGAAATGGTCAAACAATGTGCAGACCGAAAGACAGTCGTGTTCTTACCTTTGGTAAAGACCTCACAGAAGTTTCGCGACATCCTAAATGCAAAAGGATTTCGTGCTGCCGAAGTCAATGGAGAGTCCAAGGATCGCGCAGAGGTACTGCAGGACTTTGAAGATGATAAATACAACGTCCTATGTAACTCTATGCTCTTAACCGAGGGTTGGGACTGTCCATCAGTGGACTGTGTAGTAGTGCTAAGACCTACTAAGGTGCGGGCGCTCTATTCTCAGATGGTCGGGCGTGGGACTCGCTTACATCCGGGCAAGGAAGAATTGCTCTTGCTAGACTTCCTCTGGCACACGGAACGCCATGAACTCTGCCGCCCCGCTCACTTAATCTGTGAGACTCCAGAAGTCGCTCAGAAAATGGTCGAGAACATGGAAGAGCAAACTGGTGTCATGCTTGACCTCGAAGATATGGAAGTTAAGGCAACCGAGGACGTCGTCGCACAGCGTGAAGAGGCTTTGGCAAAACAGCTGGAAGAAATGCGCAAGCGTAAACGCAAACTTGTGGATCCATTGCAATTTGAAATGTCTATCCATGCTGAAGACTTGTCGAACTATGTGCCTAACTTTGGAATCGAGCAGTCTCCTCCAACAAAAAATCAGTTACAAGCCTTAGAAAAATTTGGAATTTTTACTGACGAAATCGGAAATTACGGTAAAGCTAGCAAGTTACTAGACCGACTTAGCAAGCGACAGTCAGAAGGTTTAACGACACCAAAACAAATCAGATTTTTGGAAAGATATGGATTTAGAAATGTCGGTCTATGGAGCTTTGAATCAGCGAACAAGCTGATAAATCGCATAGCAGCAAGCGGATGGAGACTTCCGCAAAATGTTAATCCTAAAGAATATGTGCCAAATTAAAAAAAGTTCTTTGAAAATTTAATAAAAACACTTGACTAATTGCCCGTACAGTTATATAATTTATCGTACGGGCAGAAAAGAGGTGATTGAATGAGCCCACGAACAGGAAGGCCTAAAAGTTCCAATCCTAAAAATGTTCGTCTTGAAATTAGATTGACTAAATCTGAAGCAGAAGAGTTACAGGCGTTAGCTGATAAACTCAACACTAACAAGACAGATGTTATTATTAGAGGTATAAAACTTTTACAGTCTGAGCATAAAAAATAGGATAAAGCCCCTGTCGCCAAACATCAGCTTTACCCTATCGCTGCAGAAAGTGTTTCCGCATGAAATATTATATCATGCGAAACACTTCTTTTCAACATACACAAGGAGTGTTTTTATTATGGCTCAAAGAAATATTTTAAACAGTTACGAAGAATTGGTTGCTTATGTTAGTGAAATACAAGATTCATTAGATATTCTACATGAATGGTTATCGGTTGCTCCTGACCTCGATAAACCAGAGACGTATTTAGATTTAATCACACAGCATAGCTCGCATTGGGCATTGCTTAATCTAATTAGACATCGTTTAAACAGCTTGACTGAGGAACATGGTGCAATCGTGAGAGAGGAAGTCAGAACAGGAGCGTGTAAGTATGGGAAAAATAATTGATTTAGCTAATATAAGATTTGGACGATTATTGGTATTAAATAGTTTTGAACGCCGAAAAAGATATATTTATTGGCTATGCAAATGTGATTGTGGTAATAAAAAATATATTCGCAGTGATCATCTACGATATGGGAAGATAACATCTTGCGGATGTTTTGAAAAAGAAGCTAGAAAAGAGGGGAATCATACAACCCACGGACTTTCTAAAACTAGAATCTTTAAAATTTTTCATGGTATGAAAAAACGCTGTTACAATCCCGAATGTGTTGCTTATAGTAACTACGGTGGGCGCGGTATAAAAATATGTGACGAATGGCTAAATAATTATACTTCATTTCATGATTGGGCGTTGTCTAATGGATACGCTGATAACTTGTCTATTGATCGTATAGATGTTAACGGCAATTATGAACCATCTAATTGTAGATGGGTGGATGCTAAAACTCAAGCAAATAATAGAAGACCAAGAAGAGACAAAGCAAAGGAAAAAAATGTCAGAAGAAAAATTTGATTTACTACCATTATTAAATTATATTGACCCAGCCACACTCTCATATGAGGGGTGGTTGTCGGTAGGCATGGCCCTTAAACACGAAGGCTACACGGCATCTGACTGGGATAACTGGTCACAAAATGATAGCCGATACAAGAAATTCGAGTGCTTCAAGAAATGGGACACTTTCAACGAAGAAGCAGGAACTATCGTGACGGGTGCGACTATTACCCAACTTGCAAAAGAAAACGGCTGGGTGTCGCAGTCTAGCTATGATAGCGAGAATGCGCATGAGTTAGGATGGACCGATACAATAGACCGTGATTATCGTGTCATTGATAAAGACTGGATTGAAGGTAAAGAAATCCATGAGCCGACAATTTGGAATCCGGTACAGGAAATCATCAAATACCTTGAAACACTTTTTGAAGCTGGTGAAAATGTAGGTTATGTGACCAAGTGCTACCCCAAGACCGACGATGAAACAGGCGAGATTATCAAATGGCTGCCGACAAAGGGAGCTTATGACCGTACTGCTGGACAATTGATTGAAGCTCTTAGCAAATGTAATGGCGACATCGGCGCAGTCCTGGGTGACTATCACGAAGAAGCTGGCGCATGGGTGCGATTCAATCCCATGGATGGAAAAGGTGCTAAAAATGAAAACGTGACAGATTTCAGATATGCCTTGGTCGAATCCGACAGCATGCCGATTGACAAGCAAAACGCCATTTATAAAGAGTTGGAGTTGCCGATTGCAGCCTTAGTTCACAGCGGGAATAAGTCGCTACATGCTATCGTCAAAGTAGATGCTAAGAACTACGAAGAATACCGTAACCGGGTTGATTATCTTTATAAAATCTGTCAGAAGAACGGAATCATAGTTGATACTCAAAATAAAAATCCAAGTAGACTTTCGCGTATGCCGGGTTTTATCCGAAATGGCCAGAAGCAATTCTTAGTAGATACCAACATTGGTAAGGCCGATTGGGACGAATGGTATCAGTACATTGAAGACTTGAACGATGATCTGCCTGATCCTGAAGGATTGGCCGACAGTTGGGATAACTTGCCAGAGTTAGCTCCTGAGTTGATAAAAGGCGTCCTTCGTCAAGGCCACAAGATGCTGATTGCTGGTCCGTCCAAGGCTGGTAAGTCATTCGCTTTGATTGAGATGTCGATAGCGATTGCAGAGGGCAAGAAGTGGCTAGGCTGGGATTGTACTCAGGGACGTGTCTTGTATGTCAATCTGGAGCTAGACCGTCCGTCTGCCCTGCATCGCTTCCGTGATGTCTATCAGGCTATGGGGCTGGCACCACAGAACATCAGTAACATTGATATCTGGAATCTGCGTGGAAAGACCGTACCAATGGACAAGCTAGCGCCTAAGCTCATACGTCGAGCTTTGAAGAAGAATTATATCGCAGTCATCATCGACCCGATCTATAAGGTATTGACCGGTGACGAGAACAGTGCGGACCAGATGGCACATTTTACGAATCAATTTGATAAAGTGGCCACAGAGTTAGGTTCTAGTGTTATCTACTGTCACCACCACTCAAAGGGTTCGCAAGGTGGCAAGAAGTCCATGGACCGTGCTAGTGGTTCGGGTGTATTCGCTCGGGATCCTGACGCACTTATCGATTTGGTCGAGCTGGAAGTATCAGAAGAATTGCTTACTCAAAGACTGAATCAAGCAGCGTGCGAAGTGTATAAACAGGCCTTGCAAGAGCGAAATAATGCCTATTACCAGCAAAATGTCGGTTTAGATGACCTCTTAAGCCCTGCACAAATGCGGACATACTTCGAGAAAGGCATTCCAGATGTCATGGCTCGGGCTCCATTCGTGGACAAGCTCGAAGAAGTCCGTAACAAGATCCAGATAGCGACCGCATGGCGTGTCGAGGGCACGCTTCGAGAGTTTGCCAAATTCAAGCCAGTGAACATGTGGTTTAGCTATCCAGTACACACGCTTGATGAATCGGGTGTGTTGGCAGATATACAATTGGGTGAAGATGTGAATGGGAACAACTCGCCTTGGAAAAAGAACTTCGATAAAAAAAGTTCAAAAAAAGAACGCTCTGATAAACGCTCTGAAAAAATAGAAACTGCAATTTCAACTCTAGCCGACGGGATTAGTCCAGTTACTATTGATGATTTAATTGGATATTTTTCAACCGAGGAAAAGCCAGTAAGTGAAAAAACAGTCCGTAGATGGATAAAAAACAATGGCAATTTTGAAGTAAAAAACAAAGAAATTATAGCAAAATCAGACACCTAGGGACAAAGACAGAGACAAAAAAACAATCGAGTTTGTCCCTAGGGACAAAATGAGGGACAAGGACAAAGTCGATGGACAAATTCGATTATGTCTATCGAAAATGTCCTTAGGGACAAGGGACAAAATATCGAAAATGTCCTTGTCTCTACAAGTTCAATTTGAGGGACAAAATGAGGGACAAAGTCGATTATTTATCGAAAATGTCCTTAGGGACAAGGGACAAAATATCGAAAATGTCCTTGTCTCTACAAGTTCAATTTGAGGGACAAAATGAGGGACAAAGTCGATTATTTATCGAAAATGTCCTTAGGGACAAAATGAGGGACAGAATATTCTCTTTCTCCGAAAGAAGAATATTTGGGAAATGTCCCTGAAGGTCCATGGGTACATGAACAGGAACAAGGGGGCTATGCATCCGCCCCTTGTAACCCTGTAACCATGTCCCCTGACAAGGACTAAGCGCGAAAATAAAAAAAGAAAAGGAGTGCATTTATAAAAATGTCTATTGAATTCTTTTTACCGATGCAAAAAATTCCGACAACGACTCATCAACAAAAAAAGGTAAACGTCCAATTTGGAAAGCCAATCTTTTACGAACCAGAGGAACTGAAAAATGCTAGAGCAAAATTTGAGAGCTTGCTCGCACAGCATGTACCTCCGAATAAAATTAAAGGAGCCGTTCGGCTGACAGTCAAGTGGTGCTTTCCACGTATCAAGAAAAGTTACGACGGCCAGTACAAGACCACAAAGCCGGATACAGACAATCTCCAGAAATTGCTCAAGGACTGCATGACGAAACTTGGCTATTGGCAAGATGATGCCCAAGTGGCCAGTGAGATTGCCGAGAAGTTCTGGGCAGACACAGTCGGGATCTATATCAAGATTGAGGAATTGCCATGAAGATTAATTATATAGATTTCTTCAGCAGAGTTATTCCTGAATGGATGGCGCGCAGCAATCAGAAGAGTCAAGAGGTCGGATTTGGCTCGGACGCTTATTGGCTTTGGGTGGTGACGTCAATCGGAGAGGTTTGCAAACAATACAATGATGATGAGCTAGTGACAGAGCAGTTCAGTCTACTCTTTAACTGGCTTGAGAAACAGGCAGGATAAACCATGAAATACAACAAACAAATAATGATTGACGGTTTAAAACACTCAATCGAGCAGACGGAGAAGGAAATCGAGGAGTATTCGAAGCCATGCGATAAACGAGTTGCACAAAGTCGTACTGCTCATCGTGAATTTCTGAAGAAAAAATTAAAGAAAATGAAAGCACAGTTGAAGGAGTTGGAAGATGAATAAGCAGGAATTGATTAAAGAGTTTAAAAAAATTGGTATTTACAATTTGAACATTTTTGGTAGTGAAATTGAAGGTATTCCGGTCAAAAGTGCAATTGCCCTAATCGAACAACTAGACGAACCAAAATCAGGTCACGCAGACGAAGCTCCTCGCTACGTCAAGAACATACTAGCTCGATTGCGAAAATTGCCACTGCATGATAGGGAGGTTTGGCTAAAAGCTATCATGAGTGAATTTGGACAAGATTTCAGCAATGCAAAATGGCGAGAAGGTTACGAGCAAGGCAAATTTGAGGGAGAATGGGTTGGTCAGCAACTGAAAGATGCTGATAAGATTCGACGTGAGTTGAATAAACCAGTGATTCCGCAATTTGTTGCTGATTGGTACGAAAAACACAAATATGCTCTAGAATTTAATATTTTTGATTATGTATATAGGTTTGAGCAACAGGCAGAAAATGATTTTAAGGATTGGTTTGATGACATAAACACTAAAGCAATCCAAATCCTTGTAAATATGCACCAATTCGGCTACGAGGTCGAGGAAGAGAAGCGGTATTTGGTGAAGATGAAAGGTATTGATACTAATTTTAATTTTTTAAATCGTAACAGAAACGAAAACTACTGGATATTTTCAAGCAAAGACAAAAATACTTTATATCAAACACATCACACCCGCAAAGAACTAGAAGAAGCTAACTTCGGCTGGGTATTTGATTGTCCGGGTATTGAGATTGAGGAGGTGGAGTGATGTCGTTTTACGGTGGAACCTATATCGATTATTGCGAGTATTGTGATGATAGATACAGTGGAATTTTCAAACTCAAAGAAAATGAAAATGTTTTTGATGGGTTTGATAGGTGGCTGAAAGAACATGGAAGAGAGGTAGAGTGATGGATGAGCAAAACATTTTAGAGACACAATTGATTTTAGGTAAGCAAGTTTTAGAAATTGTATTTGATTTGCTAAAAAACGACTCAAAAACAGGGGCAGTTCTACCTTTAAGCATAAATGACCGTGAATTTACAATTACTGTAGAAAAAGAGGTGGAGTGATGGAAAAATCAAAAGAAATTGGCTTAGCAATCACAGAAATACAAGTAAAGGTATTAACTCAATCTGAATCGTTGAGCGCCTATGAATTGAACAACATTAAAATAAAAGCAAGAACTTTGTATGAAAGTCTTGTGTGGTTACATTACGAGGCGGAGGAGAATGAAAATTGAAACGATTTATCGCAATATGGATATTATTGTCTGCTGGATTGAATGTCTGGCAGAGTATCCACATTAAAAAACTAGAAGAAAAGCGCCCGATTACTGTCTATAAAGCGGATAACGCAGGCGCAGAGATCAAAGGCAGAGTCGTCCACAAGGAGAAGATTGGGAAACTCTACACAATCACTATTAAAAATTATGGCATTTTCGTAGTTACTCAAACAAGCTACGAAAACTTTAAGGATTGGAGACGAGGTGAGATTATGAGACCTAAATTTAGAGCGTGGATTTCAGAGGCTGATACCATGGCGAACGACCTTAAAGGCATTGATTGTGAAAATGAGACTGTTGTGCTAAGAAAACTTTACTATGAAGATGGCTTTCCAGTAGAGACGGAAGTGTTTGAAGTTGAAATTGGGAATGCAATCCTCATGCAGTCAACAGGCCTTTTTGACAGAAATGGTCAAGAAATATTTGAGGGGGATATCTTAAAGAGCAATAAATACATAACTAGCGTATTTTATGAAAGAGGCGCTTATCGTGTGAAGCTCCGTCGGACTCCAAATACTACGGTAACTATGGATTTGATGGTTTTTATTGAAAAATATAAAACTAGAATTGTAGGCAACATCTACGAGAACCCAGAGTTTTTGGAGGTCAAGGAGTGAGATATTTAAAAATCCTATGTGTTGTTTTACTCGCGTCCTTCCTCGTAGCATGTCACCAGATTTCGAGTGGGACAGTAGTAGATAAGTACATTGATGAACCTCACACAACGTTCATACCTGTTATGAATGGTAAAAGTTCGGTACTGGTGCCAACCAGAACTAAAAGAAAATACATTCTGGTCGTTTCAGGATATGCAGATAATAAGCAAATTGAAGAAACATTTGAAGTGACAGCTAATGAATACAAGCACTATGAAATTGGTAACACTTTTATACAGGATGCCGTTTTAGAAAACAAGGAAGGGGATGAATAATGAAACCAGAAAAAAATTCCTTAGGAGATGGAGAATGGATTATGAAAAACCTTTAACAAAGAGACAGTGTGAATTATTCGCTTTCATGCTAAAACAAAAGAGGATTGATAACAAGGTTACTTTGAAAGAGTTAGGAAGTAAGTTAGGCTATTCAATTGCAACAATCTCGAATTGGGAGAATTTAAAATCCGCTCCTGATATGTATAATGTTGAAGATGTAGCGACTTATTTCAATCTGCCTTTGAATGTATTTATTGGGGAGGGGTGATAGGGTGCAAAGAACTATTGAAAAAGAGCTTAAAAAACTAAAATTTAAGAATGTTAAAATACAATCTTTACATTGCGAAATCATCAATCTAAGGTCTGGTATCATGAAAGGTCAGGTTTTTGACAGTATGCCGAAATCTCAGAACAATGATAATCGCACCGAAGAAATGAACATCAAGGCTATTGATCGCATAGCTGAAATATATCAAGAAATCGAGAGGGAGTACAAGGAGCAAGAGGAACTTGTCAGAGCGATTGAAGAGCTAGAGGAGCCGATTGAGAACATCGTAATGCGCTTGCTCTACATAGATGGTCTATCTTGGTCTCAAGTGGAAAGACGATTGAATTGCAGTCCAGCGACTATCCAGCGAGCGAGAGATAAGTCTTTGGTCAAATTATCTAAAATGTTTGATAGTAACGATAGTAAATGATAGTTTTAATGTGCTATTATGATATTGTCAGCAAGTAAGGTAAGGCGGACTGATGACTCCTTTGAATTTTGTAACGACATCAGGGATAAGCTGGTGATTTCCTCTTTGTCTTTTTTGGGTTCAATCCTTGATGTCGTTATTTTTTTGAACTTACAAATGGTTGCGGAGCGACTAGACCTTGCATGATTGCATAGCTAATTATATTCCGGATAAGTTATAAGCTAGAGGGTTTGATTCCCTTAGAGGTTTTATTTTAAAGTCACACAATCGTGTGGCTTTTTGCTTTGTAGAAAATGGAGGTGATGGACATTGGGTTAAATCAAAGACAAAAGATGTTTGCGAGCGAGTATTTGAGGACAGGCAATGTCTTTCAGTCCGCAATATTCGCTGGGTACAGTGAAGCATATGCTAAAACAACTGCTAGTAAATTGCTAGAAAATGCAAGCATTAAAACGTTCATACAAACAGAAACCGAAAAGATGCATGATGAGAACATTTTGAGTGCCAAAGAGGCCCTTTCGATTCTTTCAGATATCGCCAGAGGGAAGCGACTTGAAGAAGTCTTGATGATGAACCCGGTCACTGGAGAGGTGGATAGGGTCACAAAGAGGGCGGATAATAACACAGTTATTAAAGCAATAGCCGAGATATTGAAACGATATCCGACTGCTAAACAAGCTGAGAAACTTGAACTTGAAATCGAGAAACTCAAATCTCAAATTGGCATGGATGATGAACACGATGATAAACTTGTTGAATTCGCTAAGGCTTTGAGAGGTGCTTTTAATGACAAGTAAGTTCACGCCAAAACAAGAACAAGTCCTTAGACGAGTTTTAAACGATGATTTCTTTATTTGTGGTCTGCATGGTGCAAAGCGTTCAGGTAAGACTGTTTTGAATAATGTTGTTTTCGGGAATGAGATTGCACGAGTTCGAGAAATAGCTGATAAGTTGAACATTGACGAGCCAATGTATATCTTGGCTGGGACATCTTCGACATCAATTCAAAACAATATCATCCAAGAACTCTATAATATGTTTGGTATCGAACCAAAATACGATAAACACGGAGCTTTCACTCTCTGCGGAGTCAAAATCATTCAAGTATATACTGGTTCGATTTCAGGACTAAAACGTGCCCGTGGTTTCACTGCTTTTGGAGCCTACATAAACGAGGCATCATTGGCAAATGAACAAGTGTTCAAAGAAATCATCTCACGTTGTTCGGGAGAGGGTGCACGGATTGTTTGGGATAGTAACCCAGACATCCCAACACACTGGCTCAGACGAGATTATATAAATACTGGTGATGATATGATTATAGACTTTCATTTCAAGCTAGATGATAATACATTCATGTCTGATAGATACCGTGAGAATATAAAATCAGCCACACCGGCAGGCGTCTTCTATGACCGAGACATCCTTGGTCTTTGGGTGACTGGCGAGGGCGTCGTCTATCGTGATTTTAGCGAGAATATGTTTGTGAATGAAGTACCAGAAGACATCACGAAGATATACGCTGGTGTTGACTGGGGTTACGAACACTTTGGCTCTATTGTTGTTATTGGAGAAACCTCAGATGGTTCGGTTTATCTGCTAGAGGAACACGCTCATCAGTACAAAGAGATAGATTTTTGGGTAGATATCGCTAAGAATATCAAAGAACGATATGGCAATATCACATTTTGGGCAGATAGCGCACGACCTGAACACGTTGCCAGATTTCAAAGAGAGCAATTAAAGACGTTTAATGCTAACAAAGCAGTCTTGTCGGGTATTGAAGAAGTCGCCAAGCTAATGAAAACTGGGCGTTTTTTTGTTGTTTCAGATAAGGTCAGCAAGTTCAAAGATGAGGTCTATCAGTATATCTGGAACGAAAAGATGGGTGAGCCAGTAAAAGAGAATGATGACGTACTGGATGCTGTGCGTTATGCGATTTACTCACAACATTCTCAGCCGAAAGCAACTGTCCGCAGACGTTCTCAATACGGATTATAGAAAGGAATTAAATGTATCAGATTTTAACTTATCCACGGGATGGATATGATGAAACAGCTTTAAGCAAGGAATTGATTTACAAGCTGATTCGCAAACACACACAAGAATGCAGTCGCTTGCGAGATTTGAAGAAATACTATATGGGCGAACATGCTATTTTGAAGCATGAGCGACGAAATAAGAACGCTCCAAACTTTAAAACAGTAGCCAATCATACCAAGGATATCGCAGACACGTCCACGGGTTATTTCATGGGCAATCCTATCAAGTATAACAACACGGCCGGTAGCGACCTCGAGCCATTGCTTGTAGCTTTTGATGGTGCAGAGATTGACCAGGTAGATGCGCAGAACGCTCTGAACATGGCCATCTATGGACGTGCTTACGAGTACATCTATGCTAAAGAGGGGCTGACTGAGCTTGATTCGACTAGCGTAGATCCTGAGAATGTATTCATTGTTTACGATGATAGCATCGAACGTAAGGCCTTGTTTGCAGTCTATTACTACGAGATTAAAGACGATACGAAAGATGCTACTAAGTATCAAGCCGAGGTCTTTACTCAGAACTTGCACTATCACATCGTGCTACGAGATTCGAGCATAGGAACGACGCAGAATGAGAAAGTAGAAGAACATAATCTTGGGCAAATCCCAATCATTGAATATCGCAATAATCACTTTGCGATTGGTGATTATGAGCAACAGATTAGCTTGATTGATGCTTACAATTCGTTGATGGGCAATCGTGTAAATGACAAAGAACAAGCAGTCGAGTCTATTCTTGTACTGTATGGTGCGCAGTTAGCTGACAATCCAGAAGATGCAAAAGAGGCCATGAAAATTCTTTCTGAAGAAGGACTTTTGGAACTACAAGGAGATGGCGCAAGGGCTGAGTTTTTGAAGAACACCTTGGACGAGAACGCTACTGAAATCTTGCGCAAGGCTTTGAAAGAAGACATCTACACATTCAGTCATGTGCCGAATTTGACAGATGAGAACTTCGCAGGCAATAGCTCGGGCGTAGCCATGGAATTCAAGCTACTGGGTCTTGAAATGATTACTAAGACCAAGGAAGCGAACTACAAGCGAGGTCTTAGACAACGTATTGCTATCTTCGCCCATTATTTAGGCATGCAGCAGATTGCTCTTGAAGCACATTCAATCGTGCCTCAGTTTAGCCGTGGGCTTCCTAAAAATTTGCTCGAATTGTCACAGATTATCAATAACTTGGAAGGCAAGGTCTCACTTCGTCAACTCATTTCACTCTTGCCCTTCGTTGAAGATCCTGACGCTGAATTGGAAGAACTCGAGGAAGAGAAAGAAAAGAACAAGGAACGTGTGCCATTCTTTAATCAGGTTAACACAAAGCCAGACGATGAGGTAGCAGATGAAGAACAAGGACTACTGGATCAAGAGGAAGGCTAATCTCATCTATGAGCAGATGGATAAGGCTGAGAAGCAAGCT